GTTTCCCAGTCACGATCAGGTGCCCGGATCCACCAGCTACCGCTACCGGAGTTGCTTCAAAGTAGGGACAATGTTACTCGTAAAAGAGCGAAAAGCGCGGTTTTCGAGCGCACGTCCTCGTAGAGTATTGTTCTACAGTAGAGCCGTGAACAATGTAACGAACGCACCATTATTGAACAATGTTCTACGCTTTTACAATGTTCTTCAGTTGCTCAAGTACAATGTAAAGGGGATAGAAGGGCGCGAGGCTCTGTGCGCCTCGTAGAGCTGCGCAAGTCTACCGAGTGTTATGGGTCGCACTTGCTCCATTGCGTTCAATGACGGGCATCCTCGAAAGCCGTTTTTCAGGGATCGACCGCAAAAACGTACAATTATGGGACAATGTACGAGCAACGCCTCAGTGTGGGACGCCAGCGAAGCGGAGTTAGAACACTGTAAGTCGTAGAGAGATTTTCAATCTCGTTTTGTTCTTCTAGGGGTGGGTCAAAAATCCCGAACGTGTAATAAATGGTAAAGGTGCTTTCCAAAACCTACGCGAATTTCTACGACCTTCCACAGTATTTTACATTGTAAATAGAATTGCGACGGTGCGCCGCTTGCGTCGCTAAATTACTTTCAATCGTTACGGATTATAAGTGTGAGAAATGTTTCTCGATCAATGTCTAAAAATTTTTCGGGTTATTGGCGGCAAAAACTTCCCAGGCTACTGTATAGATGTGGTGGCTGTTTCCTGCGAGACGCTTTCCATGTGACTCCCTCCTTGGTTGTGGGCCGGTGGCGTTCGGTTCCCCTGCGCTGCCGGTCTTTTCTTGACAAAAGGCGAACAATGTTTCTAGGCTTTTAGGGAGACCGGAGTATGAGACAATGACTATGCCTTTACCAAACGACACCAAAAAAGATGGACAGCTCGACGTTGATGAAGTCGCGCAGATCATGGATCGCACTTTAAAACCAAAGCATCGCAACGATCCGATCGTGATAGGGTTCATCGAATCTTTCGTTCGTTGTAAGAATGCTTCACAAGCTGCCAGGGAGAATGGACTTCATTCGCACAAAGGACCATACCTTCGTAACAAAACGGACATTGCGAATTGTATTCAGCGGTTGATCGATCGGTCGGTGGTCAAGTACGGCTTCGATGCGACGGAAACGGTTGAGCGCGTGAAGGAAATTGTCGACATCGATCCGATCGAGTTCGAGAATCCTGACGGAACTTTCAAAACATCGCTTGCGGAAATCAGACCGGAGGCGCGACGGGCGATCAAGAAGTTCAAAGCGAAAAATCTTTTTTCGGTGGTTGAAGATCGCAACGGCATCAAACAACAAATCATAACGGGACAACTTATAGAGGTCGAGCTTTACGACAAAATGAAAGGGGTGGAACTCCTTGGTCGTGAGAAAGATCTTTTTAAACAGACCACGAAGGTCGAACACGCGCCGACTAAAGAGATGGCGAACATATTGTTAGAAAGTAAAAAACTTGCGTTGGAAGCCAGTAAAAACATCGAGCAAAGTGAACAGACACCGGAGGTCATAGATGTCACACCCGCATTCCCGATGCCCAACAACAATGGAAGCTCTGAGAGTAAGTAAGTGTTTGCGCGAATTGCACAAGCGTGTGAATGGCGTCACTGACATCGTGGCGGTTTGTATAGACACCAAGGGAAATGCGACGCTCGTGAGTTCGAGTACGGATATTCTGACACTGGTAAAAGCCAGCGGCAAGATCACAGACAAAGCCTTAGAAGTGAATCGGAGAAAACATGAGAGCAAAGAAGCGCAAACCAGTTTCGTATTACGATAAGTGTTGGAAGTACGAGTTTTTCTTTTTCCTCGGATGGCCGACTCGACAGTTTGAAGAGTATATGTTGAAGCATTTCAACGCTCGACCACAAGTCCCGATCGACGGACGTGCGATGTGTTTTCGCTTCGAGGACCGCTTCTCACTTATATGGACACAAAAGAAGAACGAGCCGTCATCCTTGGCTCACGAGTGCATTCACGCAGCTACGCATTGTCTTGAAATTAGCGGAATGCCGCCGACAGACAGCTCTAACGACGAAGCGTTGGCATATCTCGTAACGTGTGCTATGCGTGAAGCGATGCAAATAAAAGGAAGGTGACGATGAGCAAGGTAGAAAATTTTGAACTGATGTTTCAGGCCGCAGTTAAAGATGCGACTATCAACAAAGAAGTGACTCAATTGAAAAGTGTCATCACACCTGGACCGAACGAAAAGGCTGCGATGGTTCGCGTGATTGTATCACCGGACGTAGGGAAGAAAGTTGAACTCGGCGATGAGTTGGGTGTAAATCTCGTTAAAGCAATGGAGAAAGCTGCTCATTCGATGTTGAACACTCAGCTTACTTGCGAGTTAGACGGAGTGCCTTTTAAGGTCACGGTTATTCCTGAAAAGATGCAATACGAATTTCCACAGGGATTGTAAATGAGCAAAGGTGTCACCGCCAAGGACATGAAAGCTTTCCAAGAAGCGATCGATGAGTTTCGATACGATTTCACGAAGTTGGTTTTTATTATTTTTCCGTTCGGTCAGAAAGGTACGGAGCTTGAAGACTTCATGCCCTACGACTGGCAGATGGAAGAATGGCGAAAACTTTCTCTGCATTTGCAGAATCCAGAAACTCGATACCAAACTTATCGTTTGATAATTTCTTCAGGTAACGGTGCTGCGAAAACTGCATTCGGTGCGATGACTCTTATCATGCTGATGTTCACTCAGCGATTGAAAGCTCGAATCACGGCGAACACCGATCCGCAGATGAAACAAATCGTGTGGCCTGAATACGACATTTGGTTTCGTCGCGCCCGATACGTTGACCACTTCTTTGAGAAGTTTGGAACGTCGATCAAGGCGAAGAATGAAAAGCTTGCAGAGAGTTGGAGGATCGATACTGTCACTTGGTCAGAGCAAAGTCCCGCTGCGATTTCTGGACTTCATAACAAAGGCGGCGCGGTCGCGTATGTTTTTGAAGAAGCTCCTGGTATTCCCGCAGTGATATGGCAATATGCTTCGGGAGCTTTCACAGAGACCGAGACCATTAAACTTCACATGGCGTTCGGAAACTCCGATGACCCCGAATCAAAGTTTGAACAAAATATGTCGTCACCGTTGTGGCATTCAAAACGCATCGACACGCGAACTTTAAAACATATTGATCCGAAACAAGTCGAAGCGTGGTTGATCGAAGCCGGTGGCGATGAAGATGACGATGACTTTCGAGTTCGCGTTCGCGGGATGCCTCGCAAGTCGGCCAAGGACTCAATCATAAAACTCGAATCGGTTGAGGCGGCACTTGCGCGACGACTCACTTTCGACAAGTCTTCCGTGAGAGATCAGCCAGTAATTCTTTCTTGTGACCCCGCCTGGACAGGTGGTGATGAAACGACAATCTGGTATAAGCAAGGTCCGTATCAGTGTCTTCTCGAAAAATACAAACTTGAAAAGAAAGCTAACGACACTCATCGAGTGACTTACAACAAGCTTTGCTATTGGGAGCGACAATTGGGTGCCGATGCCGTTCACATTGACCAAGGTGAAGGAACAGGTATTTACACTCTCGCAATGGACAATCAAAAACACCATTGGGTTCTCGTTGCTTTCGGTGGAAACCCTTCTGACAATCCAGATCCGCGACAGAGTGAATATAAAAACATTCGTGCTATGATGTACTACCATCAGCAAAAAGCACTCATGCAAGGAGGTGTGTTGGATGCAAAAGACCCCCCTGGATTGAAGACATCAAAAAACAGTTCTGTTGGACTAAAGGTACTCGCCATAAAATTACAAATCAAAAGCTTGCCGAACCGAAACTTGACATCAAAACTCGCGTTGGCAAATCTCCTGACGTTGTTGACGGTGGTGTTTTATTGTTCGCCTACGAAGTGACAGAACGTTTGCCAGAAAACGAGTTGGGTGCCGATGGACTTTTCCAAAGTGTCGGTGCCGGTGCTTTGAAAATGCCAGATCACACCGAACCTTATGAGGACATGGGCGATGGCCTATACGATTGATCGATTACAAAAGCGAGAGGATTTCACGCCAGAAGTTGAAAAATTCTTCCTAGAGGAAAGTCCAAAAATCGCAAAGATGTTCGACGATGATTTTGATTGGCGCAACTTCGATCGAGTCGAGTGCGCGGAGAAATGCGTGTTTCTCTTGGCTCGAAAGGACGGCGTACCGTGTGGTTATTTAATCGCTGCGTTAATTCCTAGTTTTTTTGATCCGAAAACTCTGATATTTTCTCAGCAATCTCTATATGTCAAGGATGGTTTCATGGGTGCAGCTCACAAGCTGTTCAAAACATTTATTGACATTGGGAAGGTCAACGCTAATCATATTATCACCATGATTGCAAGTCAAACCAATATCAAACCGCGATCTTTGGAGCGACTTGGGTTTAAGAAATTGGAGACTTTGTATCGTTTGGAGGTCTGAATGGGTCGCAATAGTTTTGTTCGAGATGTTCTGAATGTCGGAACTCAAGTGGCAACGGGCGGTCTTGTCGGCATCGACACTGAGTCTGACAATATCGGATTGCGAGGCGGTGTCGTTGGAGACGCGCTTGCCGATCATGTGGTCCGTCCGATTGGTCAAGCAATTGGCGAAGGTATAAAAGACTTGACAGGTGCGACAGCACTTGAACAGCAACTCGAACAAACCGAACGTCGTTTCGCTGAAGAACGCGAACAAGCCAACCAGGAAAGGCAAGAAGAAATCGATCAACAAGGTCGTGACGCAGTAGCCGCATCCCGAACGGCGGCGGGCGGTAGATCAAGTTCAGCACGAGCAGCAAGTCGTCGTCGATCGTTATTTTCGCAACTCGGTTCGGATGAGAGAGACTTTTTAGGATTATGAGTCAGCCTTTTTCAAAACGACAGTGTGAGTTTCTTCGTCACCAAGCGAAGACGAATTTTGATAAGATTCGTTCGACGTGGTGTGATCTTTTGCGATGGGCCTTACCTCACAGGGCTACATGGATTCTTTCGCAAACGCCAGGTGAGAGAAAGAATCAACATATCGTCGATGCGACTCACACGCTGGCCTTGCGATCTTTCGTCGCTGGATTTCTTGAAGGAAATACTTCAGCGTCGCGCCCGTGGTTCAGAAGTGGAACACGAGATGACGATCGTAACAGGTTTCCGCAACATCGAGAGTGGTTGCAAACTTTCACTCAACGATGTTTGAATTATCTCAGTCACTCGAATTTTTATTATCAAGCTGGATTCGCGTACTACGATTACGGCGTCGTGAACACTGCGGCCCATTACATCGAAGAACTTCCTAACGGAAACTTTTTTGTTCACACCTTGATCCCAGGTTCTTATTACGTCATCAACGATTCGTATGGAGACGCTTGCGTTCTTGTTCGAGAGTTTTCTTTGAACGTGAAATCGATCGTCGATCAATACGGTCGAAAAACTGAAGACGGCGGTTTTGACTGGTCGAATATTTCCAAAAACGTGAGAAAATCTTACGAAGATTCCAACTACACGCAGATGATCGACATAGTTCACGTCATCAAACGAAACGATGCCTACAATCCCAATGAACCGGAAGCGGGCCTCAATCGTCCTTGGGTTCAAATGACTTATGAACTTGGAGGCAATGGCGGCCATCATTTTCAGATCGGTCAAGAGTTTGGGTTTCATTCTAGCGATGACATCGAAGAAGGTGACGATAAATTTTTGCAAGTTTCCGCTTCGCGCAGAAAACCTTTCATCGTTGCCAAGAGCACCGACAATGCGTTCGAGTATGGTGAGAAGGGTCCGACTCTTGATGCTTTCGGACTTATCAAATCGTTGAACAAGAAAGCGATCTCCAAAGATCAAGCTCTTGAACAGATTTTGAAACCCGCGCTTCAAGGACCGGCGTCTCTTCGCAAGTCGTATGTCAGTCATGCGCCGAATACTTTCGTGCCGATTGATGCGAGGTCTGCCTCTCAGAAGCAAAAGCTTGAGCCAATCTTTCAAGTCAATCCCGCAATCGGATCGTTGATCGAAGATGTCAGCGACATGAGAGATCAAGTCGACAAACTTTATTACGCCGACTTTCTTTTGTTTCTTTCAAAGAATCCCAAAACTCGAACAGCTACCGAGGCCGCTGCCGTTGTAGAAGAACAACAACGGATTATCGGCCCGAACCTTCAGTCCTTGAATTTCACTTACAACGTGCCTCTCTTGGATTGGGTCATGGATTTTGTTCTTTTTGAAGATCCGTTTTTACCACCAATCCCTGAAGGTCTTCGAGGACAATCGCTTTCGCCAGAATTTATTTCTGTCTTTGCACAAGCTCAAAGGGCTGCGGATCTTCCAGCTATTGATCGATATACTGCGATGATTCGAGACGTTGCTCAAATCGATGAGAGAATTTT